ATGATGGTACAAGGCACCATAATGTGGAAAGTTGCAGGCTTTCTCTATTATGTTCTAACGCTTAAAGTAGTGGAAAAGATACCTTTCCTGAACGAGTATTTAAAAAGTACCAACAGCAAGGCAGATAGCGACAAAGCAGATATTTTATAGTTTCATAATAAAAAAAAAAGAAGAAAATAAAAATGAAAAATTTAAGCAGTAGTAACATCTTATTAGCCTTAGTAGGCTTACTAATATCGTTCTTCATAACGATTAGTTCTGCAAAAGCAGACGTACCAGCGGTAAATGTATGCGTCTATTCTTTAATAGTAGTGAGCGTTGTCAGCTTTATGGTAGAAGCGTTTCGTCTACTCGTAAAGGAGAGCGCACGTTGGCAGTGGACACGCATCGTGCTATGGCTATCAGGCGGTATCGTAGGCACTATCTTAGGACTTTTACTTTCATAATTTTGTTTTGTATTTAGTTTTTAGTTAATTTATTTATTGTTTTATTTCAGGCTGCTGTTGGTTCGAGAGGAATAGACACAGCTATTTTAACACACAAACACAATGGAAACAGTATTATTAGGACAAGGCGGAGAACACAAAGACGGTGTTGTTCGCATCAATTACAAGAGCGACTTTCCTCTCGAAGTGAAAGTAGTTAGAAATGGCGTAGCAGAGAACTTTCCTGATGCCGACTTTACGCTAACGGCAAAAACGGAGGGCGGTTTCACTGTGTACAAAGCAGAGCGCAAAGCAGGCGTATATAGCCATTGCAAGCGAGACGGAGAACGATTAATTATGTTCTTCGACAATCACGGACTTGCCAAAGGCAGGTTGATTGTGTCAGCCGTCATTAATCACCCCGATGCCGACTACACCGAAGATGGTATCAGACAAGAGAACCTAACCACCACAACCAACATAGAGTTAGTGGATGACAATGGCGATGCGCTGCAATTGCAATTGCCCGAGCCTCGTGTGGTAGAAAAAGTAGTAGAAAAGATTGTGGAGAAAGAAGCCGACCACTACACCGACCTACAGAAGAAAGCAGCAGCGTGGGCGGCAGGGTTAGACACAAGCGGTGATGCGTCATATCCTTTGATTTTGGATTACTTTTTAAAGAATATAACCGATATAGGTAGTTTGGTGGCAATCTTTCAGGGTGGGTATATGAACGGGGCAAATGAAACAGACCCAGATTTTAACGAGAAGTTAAAACTTGCAAAGGTTTGCTTTAGTAGTTTTTATTTAACAAATACGGGAATAAGCTGCTTTGAGGGTATGAATGCTCCACATTTAGACTTAGATTTATTTTCTATGGGACAATGCGATATATCAAATTCATTTAATGATACCATAGTAAACACTTTAACTATAACTGCGCAAGGATATTTTGCTGGATATATATCTGACAACAATCAAGATAAGATTCTCCAAAACGTAAGTAAATTATTCGTAGGTTGCGTTGCTAAAAAAGTAAGAATTACCAAGAATGTGCAATCAAACAAAAACGTTTACTATTATTTAGCAACTATTAAAGATAGCAAGGTGGAGTGTTTTGAGTTCGAGGAAAATAATAAAGAACACGCCTTAGATATTAACATCGTTGCTGAAAAGATACTACCCGATGTATCGCAAGATGAGCATAAACCGAATTTGATATTTAGGAATGTAGTTGGCACAGTAGACGAAGCGTTAAAGCAGAAGATACTCGCCAAAGGCTACCCATCGGTAGAGTTCTATGAGGGAGAGAATAAGGTGTTGTAATGTAAATGGGGTATTCGTAATTGAATACCCCATTTTAAAATATATACAATTAAAAAGGACTTTGCGAACGTCGCACACGTCCACTCCGCCTGTTTATAGTAGCCGTAATCTTGTCTGTTATATCTTCCAACCTTTGCGCCCACAGCACTTTATTTTCAGGCATTGTAATACCTATCCAATCACTTAGCACGCTACAAACCAAATATTCGTGTATAAGATGAACCAAATATTCTAAAGACGTGTGAGAGAACGTTGTAGGCACTTTCATATCTATAATGTAGTTCTTAGGGTCTGCAAATGCATCGTCCAAATGCTCACCGCCTACAATATCCGTGTGCGTATAAGCATACAGCAGCTCTATGCACTCCTGATGAGCCAATCGCAGAACACGTAATACCCTATCCAAGTTTTCGTCCTGCACAATATCCTTAAGCTCTTGCTTTGCGTTTGTATTGTCCGAAGCAGATACTTCGCTTTGCACCCAGCTATTGTTACTAATGTCGTGCAACAGCTCATCACGCTTAAACAGCAGGCTTACTTGTAACTGTTCTCTGTCGCTTGCCAACTTTGTAAACTGACAATACCCACCATCACATTTTAATTCCATATATTAACCTCCTTTATATTAAAACCTTGTGCCACGTCTATGGCGAGTGCGTTTGCTCATAGCCTCGTAAATCTGTGGCAACAGACCCTCCGCCATCTTGTAATAGGCATTTGCTTCGTCCGCATTTGTCTTTAGATACCAATTACCAATAGCATAATTCACAATATAGTCGTGCAAACCAGCTGAAATGAAGTCTATAGAAGACACACTAAAGTTATATGGCATACTAAAAACAAATACATATCCTTTGTCTACAGAACGCTTAATATCGTTCTTAAGGACGTTGTTTATTTCCTCCACTTCCTCATAGTTATATATATACTTGCCTAAATGAGTGCGTAGCTTTGCAATAGCACTCTGTATGCTTCTATACAGTTCGTTCTCACATTCCTCCGAACTATCTGTGGTTGCATCAGCTGCTTCCTCATACTTGTCGCCACTCATAGCCGTACGATTCGCAAGATATGTCTTTGTGGCTATGTCATAGAACAGCTCGCCAATCTTTATTGTAATTTTAATTTCTGTCTTTGCCATATTCTTTGTTATTCAAAATTAGCTTTTGTAGGTGCAAACTTCATACACAGCTTGCGTCTTATACCCTTTATAAAGTCATTGTAGTTTGCAAAGTAATATTCGCAACGTTCCTTGTCCGTCAGTTCAAACCATTTGCACAGAATGAAATTCACAAAACAACTAAACAAATCCTTTTGCAATACTGTCTTCCTTTGTGCTACATCACTCAAAGGCTGTATTATAAATGTGGCATCGTTACTTTTATCGTTTGACACAATATCCTTTATAAAGCGTTGCAACTCACCAGCCACCTTTCCACAACAGTCCTCCCAATACCTATCCAATAGTTCATTATCGCTATCCGTAATAGCTATGCGAGTATAAGTATCCGCTTGTCTGTCCTGCTCTTTAAAGCTCTTTGCGCCAACGTAGCCACTAATCCTCGCCACTTCGTTGTAAACGTCTTTTCTCTTTATATCTAATTCAATGTTTGTTATCATACCTGCAAACTTAATTATAATACCTTTTAATCATTAGTTATTCATTAACGCAACTGATTATTAAACCTGCCACGCAACGATACACTTGCATTGCTCAAACTTTGCGACGTTGTAAGGCTACCAAAGCCTACAATGCGAAAGTATTTGTAAGGCGACCCACTAAAGCCACGTAGATAGTGATTTTCAGAGGACCACACTATATTCCAGCTGTTAAGGTCTACAGAACCGTACAGCACCATTTTAACGCTACCATCATTAAAGTGTCCACGCTGAATGACACTCTCAACAGTCTTTAATACGTCAGGCGCACCAAATTTCAGCGGGCGTGTAGCAAATAGGAATTTTGCATCGTCCCTATTATCATACTCCGAAAGGTCCATTAGACTGCCATCGCTACACATAACCAATGCCTGTGGGTATGAATTAACACCGTGAGTAATAGAACTCATCATCATACCCCACATCTTCGTACGGAGCGAATATACATACGCATACGCCTTTGTGGGATTGTACAGCACAATACGCTGGCGTGTGTAATCGAACACCATTCCACTATCTTGTATGTACTGTTTAAAAGGTATATAATCAAAGTGTTTATCTAACAGACCTGCCAACTTTATAATTTCAGGACCAAAGCGCAAAGAACCCATATTAAACGCATCTTCACTCTCTAATACTTCTGTAATGCAGGTACTTTGCGAACCCGACAACATCATAATGCCTCGTGTCGTTGCAAACAGCACAGCACTATCTATTTGTGTTATGCTATCCTTATCCACACACACGTCCCTTGTAATGGGTTGGCGTGCCGAATAAGCACCATTGGACATAACTTCCAAAGCCCACACACCATCGGACGTGAAAGCATACAATGGGAACTGTCCGAACTGACCTTCTGAAAGAGCCTTTGCAGCAGTGGAGATACCATATACTTCACCAACACCGACAGTGGTAATGCCTAAAATAGGAAATACAAAGGGGTTGTTCACTTTAGAAGTGTATATCTTGTTAGCTATATTTACAGTTCTATTGGCACTTGTTGATACGATAGGAATATTAACGCCATTAAAGACTTCCGTGTCTAACTCTTTCATATCGCCCAGCCGTCTGAAATTACCAAACCAAAATGCACCGTTAAGCCCTATATGGCTTTCGAGCGGCAACTCGAAGTATCGTTCCTTGCTTGCATTCCATTCGCCAAATTCCCAGTCCCCCTGTATGCGAATGATAGCCTTATAGGCATTTGCATTTGGATAATAGAAGTAATAGATAGGTACATTACAGAATATATTCTTTGTATCGCTTTCAACCACTATGTTGCGCCCACCTTGTTTAACGTATACATACGCACGCACCTTGCTCATTTTCTGTTCTGCAACTTCTATGCCGTCAGAGTTTACAGCCGTATTTACAGCCGATGGATTAAAGCCACTAAACAGCGTCTTTGAAAGTCCTGTGAGGTTTAAGCGTTGGTTGTACACAAACGAATATTTTGCAGTAAGTCTATCGTGGCTGTCGTAATCATCTGCCATCGTCTGTCTATTCACAAGAGCCTTAAGGAAGTACTCATCAATATCTATCTTCTTTCTAACCCCCGATGTTAGTTCTTCTATGTTAATGCTTTTAAGAAGATAGAAATCGCGGCACGTCTTTACATTCTCTAATACTGTTTTAAGCGGCACTTTTGGAATTTCGATACTCGCCTTAAAACCAACGTCCGCATATTGCGCACCGTCAGACACGTTAAACTTCTTCTTATACGCTGTAATCCAGCTCCAATCACTATATTTACCCTCCGCCTGCACTTCTTTTAAGTTGCAAACAGATTTTACAGTAGTCATATCAGATGAAAGAACAGGTGTTATATTTAAATACTCTATGTCGCCACTTTGTTTGTATGTATATATAGGAGCTGAAATGTACACATCAACCGACTTAACGATATCTTTCCAAACTTTAAGCTTCTCAATTACGCCTGTATCATCTGTTACGATGTAGTCTAAATCGCATACCATTCCAAACACACTGTAGTTTATTTGTGTTGTAGAGAAGAACACCTTATCCCCTGCCTTATAAAAGTTCATACCCTCTTCCATACATATAGGGCTGCATTCTGTAGACGGTATCATTAATATAGGCGCAGAGTGCTTCGTTAAGCTGCCGTCATACAGCCGATAGGCATAGCGCACAAAGAATGGGTAGATAAATTTGCCATTGCGTTCGTAATTCTCTGCTATAAACTTATTCACATACCCCAACACGTAATCTGTTATCTCTTTCTTTTCGCTATCCCTAATCTTTAGGCGAAGCGTGGATTTGTCATTTAGTCTATCATTCAAGAAGCCACCCCATTCAGCTTTACTTACTCCTTTGTCAAAATTCACAATTGAAACGTCCAGCTTGTCACTCTGTTTCAATTCTCCTTGCAAGCCAAAGAGAAGAGACACATCAGGTATTTCACTACCTAATATTTTATAAGCGTTCCTTTCATTCTCCCACAGAAGATACTGCACGCCCGATGTTGTAAGTAGAATTAATGTGTTACCAACAGAAGATATGCGATACAAGCCATCATCTTTTAAATTATACAGCTCGTGAATGTCCGTTCCATTGACAGACCAATACAAATGCCCTCCCCTGTATAAGTTAGACTTGCTCGCAACGATAGAACCATTAGACGCAGCATTATAGCCAACATCAACTATAATATAGTTTGTATACTTATCTCCACGATGCACATATAGCACCGTACTATCCTTACTACCCAATTTAAGCACCGTCTTAGCCTCCTGAATACCTGAAAGGCTAATATTACCACCTGCACTAACATTATCAGGCAGCAAACCCATTACGGCAGCCAATTCGCCATCGCCACAGTCATAGTCAGAACCTGTAGCCGTAAAGCCTTTATACTTCACATCGTCAATCATACTCTGTCTTAATTTCAATTACAGTTGCGAAGATAACACTAAACACACCCATTAGAATATTAAGTATTAATCTACAATATATATGTATACCATTGCATTTCGATAGATACAGAACTAAATGAGATGATAGAAAAAAGCAAAGCCAAAGAACCTATCAAAGTGGCTTTGCGAAATGGCAAAAAGGGGAGCGAGAAATTAAGCTCCCCTTTTTTCTATTAAAATCTATAGTAGAAAAACATATTCCCTATTTGTCGCACTTGCATATAATTAACTGTTATACAATGTATTACAAGACAATAAATTTATTTTTTAAAACAACTTCCCTATTTGTCGCACATCTTTGTATTTATCTGTTTATCAATGCGTTATAACAATATTTATTTAATTATTAAAGATGTTCCCTATTTGTCGCAGTTAGTCATATTTTATAGTAAAACACCCTATTTTTTAAAAGTCTAATTTAACATTTAGTTTTGGCGCATTTTAAAACATATTCCCTATTTGTCGCTATTATATATAACAAGTTGATTATTAGTATATTATAAGTATTTAATTTAAAAACGCAAAATATATTCCCTATTTGTCGCAGTACCGTATAATTTTCTATACAACAGATAGTTATAAATGTATCAATATTTTGAGTTTTAAATGTTCCCTATTTGTCGCAATTTGCATTTTCAGTCTTTTTGTTTTAACAATTAATCTTTAAAGTCTTTATTTTTGTTTAATTCTATTTATTTTTCTTAACCCTCGCGCGCACGTGCGGTTAGGATAAAGCTATATATATAATATATTATATAAAAAGAAAAGAAAAAGAAAAGAAAAATATTATTATAATACGCACGAGAAAAAATTTTTTCGTTTTTTCTATTTTTACATTCTTTCACAATTAAAAGAAAGAAAAACAAAGAAAAGAAAGAAACATTTCTTATGGTTGTTGTTTTAATTTCTCTTGCATCATTTCAAAATCTTTTCTTATATCTGTGGCGAGAACTTTTGCGTACGTGCTTTCGGTTATTTTGGTAGACGAGTGTCCGAGCATCTTTGAAATGTGTTCCATTCTTACGCCAAGTGAAAGGGTCATTACAGCGTACGTGTGTCGTGCCCAGTGAGAGGATATTGGTTTATCTATACCAGCATACGATGCAACGACTTTCAAATACTGATTGTATTTTCCGTTGCTTATGATAGGTAGTTTGTAGTTGTATTTCTTTAAAATTTGCATAGCTTTGTCTAGTATTACTACAAAATATTCTTCGCCCGTCTTTTGTCTTTTGTCTCTAATGATATAACAGTTGTCGTGTTCTTCTGTTTCCAAAAAGTCGAACTTTGCCAAGTCGCCGTATGAAAGACCTGTGTAGCTTTGGAATATAAACAAATCCCTGACACGTTCTACAGCCTTGTCTTTTATCGTACAGCGTTCTATCTGTTTTAGTTCGTCCATTGACAGATACTTTATGCCTTTAGACTTTCCACGCTCTATTTTTAGTTTGCTGTATGGGTTGGTTGTAATGTAGTCGAACCTTATAGCCTCGTTAATGTATGCTTTAAGCCTCTTGTGATAGCCGTAGATGGTTGTCTGCAGATAATTCTTACCGTGTAACCAGTCATCAAACTTTGTGATATTGGCAGTCGTTATGTCGGAGAAGTGTTCTATGTATTTAAATTCTTCGAGTGCTGTCAATAGAGTTCTGTGTACCCTCTTTGTAGTTTTCCTAATATCTCCACGCTCAATCAATCGTTCTGCAATGAACTCTATAAACGTCAGACTGCTATCATTGGCACTTGTGCGTTTCATAAAACTTGTAAGTTCGTCGAATGAGAAAGGAACGTTACGTTGTACTCCGTCCTTTATGAAGTCCTGTACCTGTTTTAGTTGTGCGTCTAAAGTATCGTTGTATTCAAAAGTGTGTGGCGAATTGACAACCTTGTATCGTTCGTCCCATTGGTCAGCGTACACTTTTATTCCTGTTGAGAACCATTTACGCTTTCTTTCGTGCATAACTTCCAGCTGTACCAATCCTTTTTTGTCTTTCGTTGCAACGTGTTTTCTGTCAAACACAAGTCTAACCATAGCATATTTCAT